ATGAGATTATATTTGACTCAGAGGGTTGCGAAGTGCCAAAGGTTAGCAAGAAATTTAATAAACCATCAATAGTAATTACCTTCTAATGTATAAACCTAAAAAGTATTTAAAGATTCCAGATAAGAAGCGTATTGCTTTGACTTTGGAAATGATTGTTGGCAGGGGGGTAACTCCTGCTGATGCAAGTAAATATCTAAACCTATCAATGCCATCTGTTTGTGGATGGATGACTAAATACTGGTTTTATCAAAAGCCAAATAATCCAATAGTATTAATCTTAAAATCAAACGTATAAATCAAAAAATTATTAAGATAATTAAAACAAAAAGATATGGAACAATTAAATTTATTTTTAGGAAAACAATTAAGAGATAAAGGAATTTCTCAATCTATGGAAAATGCTGATTGCAAAGACAATAAATGGACTTATTATGCTTATCAATTTTTGCTTTGTTATATTAAATCAAATAAAGAATTTATGGCAGAAGATGTTAGAGTTGCATCTTATGGTATTGTTGATAATCCACCAAGCCAAAGGGCATGGGGAGGAATATTTGTAAGAGCAGTAAAATCAGGATTAATTAAAAGAAAAGGTTTTATGAATGTTAAAAATGCAAAAGCACATTGTACACCTGCAACATTATGGGAGGTATGTTAAATACAAAAAGTATTATTTAATTAATTAATTTTTATATCTTTGGAATGGTAGCTGACATCCACAATAAGCTATTAGAAAACATTTAAACCCATGTGGTGGATAGGAGTGGATGCCTTGAAACCGCATGGGTTTTTTAATTTTAATCAAATGAAGAAAACATTTTATTTCAGTCATGATTTTGAGCCTACTTCTGATCCAAAGATACAGGCATTGATTTCTGAGTATGGTGGTTTAGGTTATGGGATTTGGTGGCGAATAATTGAAATGCTACATTCAGATGATGACCACAAACTACCTAAAAAGCAATTTTTATACAGGGCAATAGCTGGGCAGATGAAATGCGAATATGTGTTAATTGAGGAATTTATAGATTTTGCAATTAATGTATTAGAGTTATTAAATACAGATGGTAATTACTTTTGGAGTAATAGAGTATTTAAGAATTTTGACCAGATGGATAAGGAACGAGGTTGGCGAAGTAAGGGAGGTATTAATAGTGCTAATGCACGTAAATTAAAAGAAGCTGACTTAAACTCAAGCGCAACTGAGTTAAACTTAACTTTAGCTGAGTTAAACTCGAGTTCATGTAAAGAAAAGAAAAGAAAAGAAATAGTATACACACCTTCTCTCTCTGAGGTTGAGTTGTATTTTAAAGATAATGGCTATACTAAAGAATCAGCCATAAAGGCTTTTCATTATTACGAGGAAAATAATTGGAAGGATTCTAGAAACAATCAGGTTAAGAATTGGAAGCAGAAGATGCAAGGCGTTTGGTTTAAGGATGAGAATAAAGCTGCCACTTTGCAGTACATAGATTTTAGACCGGGCAACTGATGATTAGGAAATTTAAAGATATTCAAGACTCTCTAATTGAGATGCGTGAAAAAGGAAATCCTAGAGGCGAAAATACAGGCTTTGCTTGTTTAGATGAATTTTATTCCATAAAGGAAGGTTCTTATACGTTTATTCTTGCGCCTCCACATCAGGGCAAATCAGAATTTGCTTTTGAGTTAGCATTTACTCAGGCAGAGAAATACGGAAAGAAAACATTAATCTACTCGCCAGAGACAGGAAGCACAGAGGACATCTATGCTGAGTTTATTCACAAGTACACAGGTAAACCATTCTACAAATCTATTCCCGGAGCCGTAGAGGATAAACAGTTTTATAATGCCGTAAATTACATAGATGAGATGTTTTCTATTGTAGATAGCGATGAGAGAGCCTATGGCTTTAATGATTTAATAAAATTAGTAAAGGATGAGAAAATAATACTGACTGATCCTTACAATGAATTGAAGCATGACATGAGCGAATATGGCAATAGGCAAGATTTATACATAGAGGATTTATGTGGAGACATTCGTAGATATTGCAAGAAAAATAAAAAGCACTGGCTCTTAACTTTGCATCCTGCCAACCAACAAGCATTACTTGACAGATCAGGTTTAAGATATTATCCGATGCCTATGGCTAGAGAGGCGGCAGGAGGTCAAGCCTTATTCAGAAAAGCAATGACATGGATTAATTTGTGGAGACCGCCAATTGGTATGCTAGATGAGAACGGAATGCCATTTGAGGATAACATAACCTTAGTACACATTGAAAAGGCTAAACCTAAAGGCGTAGCTAAAAAAGGTCAAACTAAGCTATTCTTTGATTGGAAGAAAAACAGATATTATGAATTTCCTAAACTTTACGCATTTGAACATGAAAAGTAATTTACAATTAGAGTTAGAGATTGAAGCATTTGCTTTATACTACCAAGACAAAATAAAGAGTTCTGAGGCATTATTATCTTTCGCAGGTATAATCTGCCACCTTGATGGAGATGTACTCTTATATCGCATTAAAAACGGCTTAAACGAGAAGATTCAGGATGTTATAGATAGGAATGAAAAATTAAAGGACATTTATGACCATTTTTTTATTTTATCAGAGCAGATTGAGCAAATGAAAAACATCGTAAAAAAGAATAACGCCAGAATGCTAGAAATGGAATCAGAGAATGAAAAATTAAGTAAGTTATTAACTAATTATCAGGAATGGCAATGACAGTTGCAGAGAAAAGTATGGCAATGAGTTACATACTCAGCCAACTATTAATAGAGAATTTAGAGATCGTATGCCTAGAGGTAAAAAATAAGCCAGAGTTTGGAAAACTAAACGATAAGCTAATGAAGTTAAAAGGAGCGTCACGTAATGCATTCAGGATATTAGAAAAGAATACAGAGCAGTTAGAAGAGTTAAAAAGTGAAATAGATGAATTATTAGGGACATTATGGGATTAAAATACAACAACATAAAAACAGTAATTAACGGAATAACCTTTGATTCTAAAAAGGAAGCAGGATATTATGGCATTCTGAGGCTTAAAGAAAAGGCAAGGTTAATAGAACGATTTGAGATGCAAGTCAAGTATGATCTGGTAGTTAATGGAGTTAAAATAGGATTTTATAAGGCTGATTTTGTCACTTATAAACATGGCAAGGTTTTAGAGGTTATAGATGTAAAATCGGAAATGACTAAGAAATTACCAGTCTATAGATTGAAGAAGAAACTGCTAAAAGCGATTTACGGAATTGATATAGTGGAAATTTAATACCTTTGATTAAATTACAGGCAAGGAGCAGGCAACAAAAATCAATTATCAGGCATAAAAATATGAAAGTGAAAATCTCAGCCATTAAGGCAAACAGTAAAAATCCTAGAATAATTAAGGATGATAAGTTTAAAAAGTTAGTTAAGTCTATTCAGGAATTTCCTGAGATGCTTGAAAAGAGGCCGCTGGTATGTTATACCGATGTAGATGGCAAGTATGTTGTGCTAGGTGGTAATATGAGATTAAAAGCAGCTCAAGAAGTTGGATTAAAAGAAATGCCGATAATATTAGCCGATGACTGGACTCAAGAGCAAAAAGATGAATTTTTGATTAAAGATAATGTAGGCTTTGGTGAATGGAATTGGGATGAGTTAGCTAATGAATGGGATGTTGAAGAGTTGGAAGCGTGGGGATTAGATATACCACAGTTTACAGACTATTCAGATAAAAATCAAGAAATTGATGTTGATGATTATACTGATAAAATGATTATTAAATTAGAATATACTGAAAATGATTATTTGCAAGTAAGGGATCAGCTTAGTAAAATTGCAGATACTCCAGAACAGGCGGTTTGGAAATTATTAGGAAATGAATAAACATTTATTCCCATACAAATGGTATTTAGCAGATGGATACCCGCCTAGCAATCAATTAAATGTATTCGGCACTTTTATTTGTGGCGGAGGTTCAACAATGGGTTATAAGTTAGCAGGCTTTAATCATTTAGGGGGGGTTGAAATAGATCCCCCTATTGCTGATGTTTACAAAACAAATCATAATCCAAAGTTTTTATTTAATCAGGATATCAGAGAATTTAACAATCGTACTGATTTACCAAAAGAATTATATCAACTTGACATATTAGATGGATCACCTCCATGTTCAACTTTTTCAATGGCTGGATCAAGAGAAAAAGCTTGGGGAAAAGAAAAGGTATTTAGAGAAGGTCAAGCAAAGCAAAGTCTGGATGATTTAGTTTTTGTTTATTGCAATACAATAATAAAGCTTCAGCCAAAAGTATTTTTGCTTGAGAATGTTAAAGGCATAATTCAAGGGAATGCAAAAGTGTATTCAAAAAACATAGTAAAAAAAATGAATGATGCTGGATATACTGTTCAAGTGTTTTGCTTGAATGCTGCATCTATGGGAGTACCTCAGAAAAGAGAACGTGTATTTTTCATTGGACATAAAAAAGAGTTTGCTTTCCCAAAATTAAAATTAGAGTTTAATGAAACTGCAATACCTTTTGGAATTGTTAGAAGTGAGAAAGGAAGTGATAAAATAAGTGATGAAAGAAAAATGCTTTTGTCAAAAGCCATAAAAACTGACACAAATATTTCTCATATTAATGAAAGGATTTATAATAAAGTAAGTGGATTCAATGCAGGCATAATTCATGATGAACAAGTCAAAGGAACTATAACAAGCACAGAAATAGATTATAGGTTTTATGATCGAATGCAATTATCAAAGGAAGATTATATTTTATGCGGGACTTATCCGCTTGATTACAACTTCAAAAATATAAATCCAAAATATTTAATAGGAATGAGTGTACCTCCTGTAATGACCGCCCAAATAGCAAATCAGATTAAAATACAATGGTTAGATAAAATTAAGTTAGTTATATTTTGAAAAATCATACTAAATTATATTTAGCTTACTTTGGCTTTGATCAATCTGATTTTATCCCTTGTGAAATTTGCGGATGCAAGGCGGTTGATATACATCACATAGAATGCAGAGGAATGGGAGGCACTAAAGAGACTGAAAATATAGATAACCTACAAGCGTTATGCAGATCGTGCCATGTTAAGTATGGCGATAAAAAAGAATACAAAGAGTTTTTAAAGGAGGTACATAATGATTACAAGCAGAGAAGAGTCACTAAAGAGGGGATTAAATACTCAATTTAAAAAAGGAGTTTCTGGTAATATAAAAGGCGCACCTAAGAAAATACCGCAGTTAGATGTTTTACTAGCTGATGTATTAGGTGAGGAGAAGGATGGAATAGAAGCAGCAAAGGCAATCCTGATGGCATTACGTTCAAAGGCAGTAAAAGGAGATGTTAGAGCAGCTGAGGTTTTATTAGATCGTGCCTATGGCAAAGCATCCCAAAGCCTGACATTAGATGGAGATATTAATTTTAGAGTACCTGCTCCAAATGTTTACAATACTGCGCCTCCTTTGTCACATAGTGAAAATGAAATAGATGTTTGATTGCAGTCCAGTATTCTATGAAGCATACAACACTAAAGAAAAGGTTTGTATTTTACAGGGAGGTACGGCATCATCTAAAACTTACTCTGTCATGCAACTGCTTTTCTATAAAGCAGTAAATGAGCAAAGGTCAGTTATAACTGTTGCAGGAGAATCATTACCTAACTTGCGTAAAGGTGCTTACAGAGATGCTGAAAATATCTTTGCAGATAACAAATACTTACAATCTCAACTAAAATTTTGGAATAAGACTGAACGGATAATCTATTTTAAGAACGGCTCACTTATTGAGTTTGTTTCCTTTGAGAATGAGCAGTCAGCAAAGAATGGTAAGCGTGACTACCTTTTTGTCAATGAGGCTAATGGTATAAGTTACCAGATATACTGGCAGTTAGCAATCAGGACAAAGAATAAAATATACATAGATTATAATCCCACAAATGAGTTTTGGGCGCATACTAAGCTAATTGGTCAGCCAGATACAAAACTAATAATCTCAGACCATCGGCATAATCCATTCCTATCAGAAGAAGATCATCAAAGAATAGAGGCTATAAAGGAATTAGATCAGGAGTTATGGAATGTATATGCTAGAGGTTTAACAGGCAAGATTGAGGGCGTTATATTTAGGAACTGGGCAATATGTGAGGCAATACCAGAGAATGCTGAATTGATTGCATTTGCAATTGACTTTGGATTTACCAATGATCCTACAGGGATTATAGAAGTTTATAAGTCTGAAGGCGAGTTGTGGGTAAATGAGATGTGCTATGAAACTAGGCTAACC